AATGTGCTACTACTGCTATCCCATACAACCGCTTGCAAAGAACTTGCGCCATAAATCAGCATTAATTCTTTAGTTGCATCAAGTGCAATCGGAGTCATATTCGGAAATTGTGTAACAGACGCAGATATTGCTGATGGCAATGTCAATGTGTAATCAGTACCAGAAATGTCTGTAGCAATAGGAGTTGATGCACCACCAGCAGAAGAATTGATAGTAATAGAACCAGCACCGTTAGTGATGGTTATGTTAGTTCCAGCAGTCAACGTTGCTTTTGTAAGCGTGTTACCTGTGGAGTTCCCTATTAACAATTGACCGTTGGTGTACGTTGTTTGTCCAGTTCCACCATTAGCAACAGACAATGTTCCTGTAACAGATGACACGTTAGTGGTAACAACATTAGAAGTCCATGTTGTACCGTTAGATACCAACACATTACCGCTAGTACCGGGAGCCACTAACTGAACATTGTTAGTGCCATTGCCAAGCACTACATTGTTGGTAGTCAATGACGTAAGGCCTGTACCGCCTTGGGAGGGTGTTATAGGCGTTGTTACAGAGTTAATTGTGACGTTAGCCAGCGATACGTTTGAAAGGGAACTGGCGGTGTTTCCAAGCGGGATAGTAGTTGTACCTATCACTACATTAGAGTTGGCAAGGTAATTGTTAGGAAACGTAGAACCAACACTGGTAATGATGACGTTAGCAAACGTCATGTTGTACGCAGTTGTGATGGTTCCTCCTAACAAAACAGCAGTGTTGCCAATAGTTATTGGCGTATTAAAGTTGGTATCAAGCTGAGATAGGGGAATGCTAGTTGTAGCACTTGCAAAAGTATATGGTACTGACATCTTAGAACCTCACTCTTAATTCATGTTCAAATTCAAACGTGTTGACAACAAATGCAGCATTGTTGCTGGTCATTGTTAAGCCTAAATACTTACCGTACTGTTGTGCATCTGACTTGTACAAGTAGTAACCACCGGCAGACAACCATCCAATAGTTGTGCCAAAACTATTTGTCCAGGTCACTACGTTTGTTACGTTATTAACCCAATTTACCGTTCCGTTTGTCAACGTATAAGCTGGACTGCTACCGTACTCACTGTCTACCGTTACATTAAACGTAGCACTGTTTGTGATGGTTGCTTCAATGCCAAATTTTAGGGCTTGTTTTGTTCGTATGGGGTCACCCATAGGCATCAAGGCCGTGCGGATAGTGCTGGCAATGTTGGCTGTTGCGTTGCCGTACAAGCGGGACAAATCTGTGCCGGTAGTGCCGTACAAATTTATCAAGCCCGAAAGAGGGACTGACGTAATGTAGGTCAGACTTCCTTGGCTAGTGACAAACCACTTTTTCTCAAAGAAAACGCACTGTATTTGCCTAGAAGAAGACAGCGGGTCATTGTAGGTAAACGAAAACGCCGCGCACAAAATGTTATTGAGCAGTACTTGACCGCCAGATACCGGCTTGGTGAAGTCAATATACGGGAATATGCCGTCTAGCTGGTCAGAAATCTTGCTGGTGGTGGAACCAACAAGAGCGTACACACCGTAATCGTTCATAAACAGAACAGAACGAAAGTACGGAAAGATAGAGTAGATACGTTTTGTACCTACGCTGGCGCTGACGTTAGTATTGGTAAACAGGGTTACGCCAGACGTAGACACCCGCAAATCTGAGAACACGTTGATGCTGTCATCGCCAAAAATGTACAAAAAGTTATTGGCAGATAACAAACCTTGTATTTTTCCGTGCAGCGTAGAATCTGTCAGCGTGATAGAACCGGCAGATACAGACGTAAAGTCACTGTAGCTACCAGCAGCAGAGTAATAAACAGTGCGTCCAGCCGCTACCCATGTTCTGCCAGAAAAAGTAGCAACGTCAACTATTTGTTCTGTGTTGATTACGCCTGTAGCAGTAGCACCAGAACCAGCCGGTGAACTGCTGTCTGCAAGTACAACCGTAACGTTGGAACTGGATGTGTAACCAGCCCCGGGGTTGGACATGATGACCTGGGTAATCTGACCTCCGCTAACAATAGCATTGCCTGTTGCCCGTGTTGTCCAGCCAGTACCATCACCAATAGTTATCGTGACGTTAGAAGAATTGGTGTAGCCTGTGCCTAGTGTGTTCATCACCACAGACACCGTGCCGGTCTTGAAAGTAATCAGAGAAGCTACCGCAGTAGCGTTCACGGTGGCATTGCCGCCAGCAACAGTAACGGTAGGTGGGGCGGTATACCCTTGACCAGCGTTTGTCAGAGTAATGCTAGTGATAACATTTGCTCCACCAACATTGCCAATAGTAGCTGTAGCAGTTGCCTGTACGTTTCCTGTAAGTTCTTGCGGGGCAGACAGAGTAACAGACGGGGTAGTGACGTAGCCATTACCGGCATTCCTTATACCTATAAGGCCCACAGAGCCAATACTAGATAGGTTTGCCCCATCCCAAGTAAACAAACCATTGCTAGGGTCACCAATGATGACGCGCTGGTTCTTGTATTGGGCGGCAGATACGCCAGAAGCAGAGAACGTACTTGCGTTGGCTACATTGCCAACATTACCAGTGCCGCTGCTGTCTAGCTTGACGTATTGGGCTGCACCGTTAGACTGAAACGCAAGAATGTAATCATTAACATCTATGTTTGCAGACGTAAGGTAGCTGACAGTATTAGCAAAAACTATCGTGCTGCTACTAGACGTAGTAACATTTGATGGGGCCGGGATAATCTTAATATTGGCGTGACCAATCGGCATGGCGTTCTCAATCCATGCAAATTCGTCTTCCTTGATTGCCGTCCTGTTAGCCTTGGTGTTAAGGCTAGTGAAGTTCTTAACAACAGCATAGGACTTTTTTTGTTCTGCCGCTGCCATGATTAATAAGCTGAAGAGTAAGGGTCTGGAATACGGCGTGTATAGACGCTGTTAAGAACAGCTTGTACATGCTTGGCATATTCTTGCTTGTAAATCTCAGCTTCACCGTAGCTTTGTTCTTTGTACTTGGCTTTGTAAGCTGCGTAGAAGGCTACAGGGGTTGTGTACGGGTCTTGGATGGGGTCAACAGTATTGGGAGTAGACAAATTCAATGGGTTTGGCAAAATAGTGCTGTCAATCTCAATGACGTAAGCCTGGTCAGGCACAGGAGCAATGTAAATCTGCTGCTGACCATAGACAGAGAAACAAATAGGTCTGCCAACGTAGTTCTGCCAGTAACGCAGCTGGGCGTTAAAGTTTGTCCAAGGCAAATAACGCAGCGGAATGCGGCTGTTACCCCAGTACAGATTGACGTTGAGAATGTCGAGCGTTGTGCCGGTGCTTAATGTGGCAAACGGGATAAGTTCAGCAGGGCCAGAATACTGTAGCGTTGCTGTACCGTCGGTAAACGAAGTAGACGGGGGAAACGTGCTGCCAGATGCCGGGTACGGAGGCGGGTCACTTCCTAAAGTTCCACCAGTAATTACCTGGTAGATAAAAATATTGGAGAAAATGAACTGACCAGTAGTGACAGCAGTGTTTGCCGCCCAAATTGATGCCGCTACTCCTGTGTTGGAGATAGGGGTAGAACTAATTTGTAAAGTTCGTAAGCAACCAGTGTCCCGTGCAACTCTTTCCCGTGCATCATTGATGTAATCTGTCAACTCAGAGGTTGACCAGAAGACAGCATTTGCGTCATGCAAAAGTCGCTGCACTTCCGTGATGTAGGAAGAAAGTGTTGCCATAAGGCTTCCATTTTATGCTGCCCTTTGATTAACTTTTCCCCCCACGTGTTTCTCAACACGCAGAGGTACTACGCTAACCGCCGAGGGTAGGGAGCGGTCTTGTTGGGCTTGCTGAGTAGTTATTTCAAACTTACTCAACTTCTCAATCCCAGAATCTAAATCTGAATGAGAACGTATCCAACCCAGACGGGCCAGATACGGTTCTTTGTTTTCTGCACCGTAACCAAATACATGTTGTGCAACATGAATAGGAACTTCTACGGGTTTACCCCTAAGAAATTCATAGAACACGCCACCGTACCCGTCTGTGAGTGCGGTGTCGCCCTTGTTAGTTACGATTACAGTTTCCATTAAAAACTCACAGTATCGCCATAGACACGGATGTCTACAGTTGCATTAGCAACAGCGGTATTTACTTTCACAAATAACGCTTGAACCGTAAAGCCGTTCAATGTTGTCGTAGTGCTATAAGGAGATGCAATTGTCAAATCTTGGTAATTGCTTGCCGTAGTTAAGTTTGACAACAAACTGGCGGAAACGACAGCATTGCTAGCGTTTCCATCGTTAGTGGTCAAAATCGACACATTGCCAAGTGCTACGTTAGCACTCGCATTTTGTGCCGTGATACGGCGAACAATTACTTGACCCGAAGAATTAGCGGCTCCACCAAGGGTGAGACCACCGCTAAGAATCGGGATAGCGACAACAGCATTACCAGTAGCATTCAACGGCACACCAGTAACCGTACCTATGGCATAGTTGCCAAAGTTAGCGGCTGTATTTTGCGCGACTGAATCTGCACTAGCCATGCTGTACTCCTTATGTGTTAAACGTACCGGGAGCGTTGTTGCCGCCGTTAGACGTATACAGAGTCAGAGACTGAGTGCTGGTAGTTGCGTTTGCACGCACATTCCAACCGTCAGAAATAACTGTACCGCCAGTATTGGCTGCAATGTACGTTGTCCAGGCGTTTGCATTCGCAGCAGTGTAAGCATTCACTTCAATGGTCACGTTGTTCGTGGTTTGAGGAAGAATGTAAGCACCAGCTGGAACAAACTGAGCAGACGATGTGCCAGCGTTCATCAAGGTTGCATTACCAATACCGATAGAGGTAATGGTAATACCTTGCAGATACGCACCAGCCGTGTTAGTGGCTGCATTGGCAAGAAGGATTTTATTTAGTGACAATGACATGTTCTATGCTCCTTACAGCGAGAGATAGTTGTAACCTGTCACCTTGGTCATCGACTTAGGCTTGACGTTCACCAGTTCGGCAATCATCAAAACTGCACCGACGTAACCAATTTGCCAGTTCGGGAGTGTGGATTCAAATCCTGTAAACACAAACGAACCTTGCTCATGGATGTAGAGCGACAGGTAGTTGGTGTTGAGGAAGTAAACCGTACCTTCTGGGCAGTAGGGGTCAGGATAGATTGGCACACCGGCAACCATCAAAGCGCGGAAAGCTGCTTGAGGGCCGTTGTTGTCGCCATCAAAGCCCGAACCGGGAGTGATGACATATTGCTCTTGACCTACGAAGTCTTGAGCCAACAGAGTCCAAGTACCAAAGCCGCAAACACCAAAGCTAGGCATCTCAGCACCGTTCTTCACAGTACCAGAAATGTATTGCAGGATGTTCTGACGGGTTGGGTTAACAGAACCGGCAGCGTACTGCTTGGATTTCCACCATGTGTAGGTAGAACGGTTGATGTTACCGTAGGTTTGCAGAGTTGTACCGTCATCCACAGCACCGGGCAGTCCAATGAACTGTTGGGTGTTGGTGGTGTTGTTGTACAACGCCGTAGCCATTGCGTCCATCATCACGTTGGTGGCATCGTTCATACGAGCCTCAATCAACGGGATAATCGCTGCATCTTGTTGAACTGCGCCTTCCATACCGAGGAACGGCACGGGAGAAATCATCAGTTTCAAGTCAAATTCAGCGTTGTAAGCACCTTGTTGAACTGACGGTTGGGCAAAAGAGCCGCTGTAGTCAGACCACTGAGCATTCACAAACTGAGCGCCCTGGACGGGGACAGTTACGGAAGAGACACCGCCAGAGGCTTGCTGACTATTGCTAATCAGTGCTGCCAACAAAGGTGTCGAGTTATAAAGCTGGACAACCAGCTTGGGAATAAAGGCTCTACGCGTTACATAAGTCAGTTCAGTAAACTGATTCGACCCTGTAGCTGGTAGGATGCCGCCGCCAATAGCCATAAGGCCTCCTTACGTCACGAAAGACAAACAATACCCTCTTATAAACCGATTGGGCGAGTGGGCTTACGCAAATCACTCAATGCCCGTGCTGCTTCATCACGCGCTGCACCTACTGGGTTCTTCCAATACTTGTTCAAGTCAAACTGTTTAACAGGTGACGGGTTGTATCCAGAAGAAGTAGGCACAGCCGCTTGTTTCATCCAGTTGTGATACTGGGCTGCTGTTTCATGGTTGTTGATACCTTGAGCCAACATAATTTTTTCCACTTCTACTATTTCTTGCTCAGAAGAGATAAGTCCCTTCTTGACTAGAGATTGACGGCGCTTTTCCAATTCGGCAAGCGCATCACGCTCCCGTAGCTTTGCTTCTAAAGCCTGTACACGCTGCTCTGACTGATTGACAGCATTGCGCGTAAAGTCTTCCATCTCAAGTTCTGGAATCGGAAGGTCTGGTTTAACCTTCTTGGTCATCCGCAAGAACTCTTTACGAGTCTCAGGATTCTCTGCCAGCATTTGAGACAGGGAAGCCAGTTCATCACGGGCTTCTAAAGATACGTTTTCAAGTGACATAGTAATACCCTCTTAATGTCTTAAATAACTTTTTTGCCGTCGCCGGGCTTATGGACAGCCATGCCCGTTTTGCCAACTTTAGCGGGGCTGTTGAGGCCACCAAGTTGAGAAAAACGGGGAGTGTTGACCATAACGCCATGCTGCTGATTGTTATCAGTAGGACGGCGGGGGGCTGCTGCGCCACGGGGTTTGAATAAATCCATGATGGACTCCTTACATTGGGGGGGGTTGTGGCGCGCCGGGTGGAGGCGCACCGGGAATCGGCGCTTTTGCCATTGCTTTTGCCTCAGGCGATGCGCCACCAGCTTGAGGTAGAGTTTGCAACATTTGGAGAATCTCTGACTGCTGCAACTCATTCGTTTTGTTTTTGCGCGGCCCCATCAACCCGGTCAAAGACTTGATAGCAGCCAATGCTTTTTGGCCTTCTTCAGATTCTGACCCAAGCGCGGGAAGGGATTGCTCTAGCAAATCCATAGCCATGCCAACATTAATCATGGCAGCTTCTTTGCTGCCCATCTTTGGTTCTGGAGTAGACATCGGCGAGGACATCGGGGGCGTTTCCGCGTCCGACATTGCGCCAGGCATAGGCGCGCCTTCTGGAGGAGCAGGAACAGGCGCGGGAGCACCCGCAGAACGACTGCCCTTCATCAACTCCATCAATTTATCTGCTGGTACACCCATAACTAACTCCTTGTCGCGTTTGTACCACATACAAACGGTTTGTCAATAGGTGGCGGTTATTTATCATCCAACCGCCAATGATGTGCTGCTCTAGGCAATCAGGGTTTTACCCCTGATTACTTGCGAGACTTACGTCCTTTACGACCTTTACGCATAGTGCGCTCCTTCATCAAGGCGGCCACTTACTTTATAGGGGAAGCAGCCATACCCTTTCCTGACGGAACTATTACCGACGTGTCTTACGACCGCGCTTGTGTGACTTGTACATACTTTACTCCAGTTAATTAACGGCGAGCGTAATCACGTTGACTGCGCCCACCTGTAGTTTTATACCCAACTTGCCGGTATGTCAAGGCGGGACTGCTTTCTCCGCGCTGCAAGTTAGAAGTTCCTACCCGTGGCTGGTCTGCCTTGGGCTGGATAATTCCGCTAGAAGATGAACCTTTAGTAGCCATTATTGCTCCTTTGGGGGTGCTTTTTCTTTGGGCGGGGGTTGTTGGGCGGCTTTTTGCGCTGCCTTTTCTTCCATCACCTTCAGTCTGTCCTTTAGCAATTGTTTCATTGGTGGCTCAAGTAAGTCAAGTAGAGATTCTTTGTCAATGACTTGGGCTTTGAACAAATTGAAAGCCAGCTGGCGCAAATCTTCCATAAAGATGGGCGAATTGCTGTGTGCATCCACTTTGACCACAAAATCTTTGGTGAATTGCTCTGCGATAAAAGGTGTAACCTTTACATCCTTAAAATGAGTGTTGTCATACGTCTGCATGCACTTGAGGTACAGGGTAGCCAGCTTTTCTAGGCTGTCCTCAATGACCAGCGCCCGTTTCTTAGCGCGGCTGCTGCCCAGACGAGCCAACTGACTAGCGTGACCAGTAGAGCGCACTCCGGATTCGCCCTTGCCTTGCAGGATGGACGAGATACCAGATGCCTCTTCAAACATTGCATCAATCTCACCAATCTCTTTGAACAAGTCAGGCGGGATAGTAGGCGCAAGTTTTTCTACTTTGGCGTTTGGCATGTCAGTTGCCAGTAATCCACCAGCCCGGTTAAGGGCAAAATTCTTTTCATCCAAGATGCCGGTAAAGCCAATCAAGGCAGTAGGCGGAGATACTTGTTTACTCAGCAAGTCCAAGATTTCAGACATACGCTTGGTGCGTAGCTGCTGCAAGTAAATCAGACGGGCAACTTCAGATGTTCCCCAGAAATAATCGTACTGCGGGTTAGGACAGACCTGGACAAAAGGCAACTCGCCTTTCAAGAACACAGACTCGCCTGGGCGGTCATAGATGATGATGTCAGGCTCTGCTCTAGTGACAACCTGGTAGTCATTGGTGTCATCGTTCCACACCCACAACTCTGTCATCTCTACTGTTTCTTCTGCAACAACAGCCTTGTACCTGTTCATGCCAGACAAGTCCAGATTGACGTTACCGTACATGGTTGGGTTGCTGGCAGAGAGAATAATTTTCTCTACACCATTAGAAACTTCTGTGCGTTCATGCTGCGTTGCGCTGACACGCTTGACAATTTTTTCCCTGTTGGGATGCGAATACAGAC